GGAACTCAACCCCCCCCCGTCTTTGCCCCCCACCCCCCCCGCCCCTACTAGGGGCGGCCTTGGCAAAACCGTAAAACTTTACGCAATGCCAAGGGCCCCCCTATTAGCGGGGGCTGTCGCCGCAGGCGACTGGGGGGTTCTCCCTCACCCATTATACTTGCTCTGTGCCAGCCCCAGCTTACCGTCCATGATGAGCTTTGCGGCGGCTTCAAGGTCGGGATAGCGGTCGGCCATGGCCTTGGCATCCTCGGGCGGGAACTTGCCCAGCACCCAGTCGGCAAGGTCATAGTCCGGGCGGGGCTTGGCACCCACGCCAATGCGGATGCGGGGGAAGTTCTCCCCGCCCAGCCGGGCAATGATGCTCTTCAGGCCGTTGTGCCCGCCTGCCGAGCCGGAGGGCCGGATGCGCAGCTTGCCGGGGGCCTGGGTGATATCGTCGCACAGGACGATGACGTGGTCGGCGGGGATCTTGAAAAAGCCCGCCAGCGGGGCGATGGAATCGCCGGAAAGGTTCATGTAGGTCAAGGGTTTCAGCAGCACCACCTTGTGGCCGTCCACCTCGCCCTGGCCCCACAGGCCCTGAAACTTGGTTTTGCTGACGCTGATGCCCCATTTGCCCGCCAGAGAGTCCAGCGCGGCAAAGCCCGCGTTGTGGCGGGTGCCCTCGTATTTTGCTTCCGGGTTGCCAAGGCCCGCGATCAGCCAGATGTCGTTTGCATTCATAGTTGTTGCTTTGCCTTTTCTTTTTTGCTTAAAATAATGTGTGGTACAGTTCTTTAGTATAACATACGCGCGAAGAAAAAGAAATCTGTTTTGCGGGAAAAACACAAAGCCGCCCTATATCGGTACAGATACAGGGCGGTGCTTTTTGTATAATACCTTATAAGGTGGCGGGAGAGTTACTTGTTCTGCTCCTCCTCCAGCTTCTGCTTTTTGGCGATGTAGGCTTCCATCTTGGGGGCTGCCCAGCCCTCAAGGTTGGTCTGGCGTTCCCGGGCGATGCCCAGCGCCTGGGCAGGCACATCCTTGGTGATGGTGCTGCCTGCGGCGGTGTAAGCGCCATCGCCCACCTTGACTGGGGCCACAAGGTTGGTGTTGCAGCCAATGAAGCAGTAATCGCCGATCTGGGTGCGGAACTTATCCTTGCCGTCGTAGTTGCAGGTGACGGTGCCGCAACCGAAGTTGCAGTACTTGCCCACATCGCTGTCGCCGATGTAGGTCAGGTGGCTCACGGTGTTGCCCCGGGCAAAGTTGGAGTTCTTGGTCTCCACATAGGCACCCAGATGCACGCCGTAGTCGGTGACAGTGTTCACCCGCACATGGGTGAAGGGGCCGATGTTGTTGTGGGGGCCCAGATGGCTGCCGTAGACCTGGCTGGCGTTGACGGTGGTGCCCTCGTCCACGGTGCTGTCCTCGATCAGGCTGTTGGGGCCGATGACGCAGCCCGCACCGATGACCGTCTTGCCGCGCAGGATGGTGTCCGCCAGAATGGTGGCTCCCGGGGCAATGACAACGCCTTCGTCGATCTGGACGGTACGGCTCTCAATGTTCACGCCGTTGGCGATGTGAAAAAGCAGGATGTTCTCGCGCCGGCTTTCGGCAGCGTCCAGTTTGGCGCGTGCTGCGGCCAGAGCTTCGTTGGAAATGGTTTCCATAAATAGTGTCCCTCCTTGGGAAGGTGTGGTATTTTGTTGTATCCATGAGGGAGAAATTCCGGCCCGTTCCGCAGGTGGAATTCCACCGGAAATTTTAATGGATAACAGCATGTATCCAAGACACGGAAAAATGGCTCTGCAAAACAAAAAACCTTTCGAACTTTCTCCCATTTTATAATAGCGGAAAATTGAGTAAATTTCAAGGGAATTGCACAAAATTTATCAAACAAATTCGGTGTTTTGCCCGGTGGCAATGTGGGAATTTTCTGGTATAATAGTTTAGCATTCACAAGACAATGTTCATCAGCTTTGAGAAAAAAGTGCGATGAGACCGCCGGGCGTGGCACCGGGGGTCACCAAATGGGAGGTAAACACGCATGAGCAAAAAGTATCTGTACTACTTCAGCGAGGGCAACGATGCCTTCGGCGGCGACAAGGTCACCATGAAAAATACTCTGGGCGGCAAGGGTGCCGGTCTGGCAGAGATGACTGCTGCCGGTATGCCGGTTCCCCAGGGCTTCACCATCACCACGGATGCCTGCACCCAGTACTATGCAGACGGCCGTCAGATCAATGACGATATCACCGCTGACATCTTCGAGCATCTCAAGGGTCTGGAAGAGATCACCGGCAAGAAGTTCGGCGACAACACCAACCCCCTGCTGGTCTCTGTCCGTTCCGGTGCCCGTCAGTCCATGCCCGGCATGATGGACACCATCCTGAACCTGGGCCTGAACGATGAGGCTGTGGAAGGTCTGGCCAAGAAGACCGGCAACGCCCGCTTCGCATACGACTGCTACCGCCGTTTCGTGCAGATGTTTGCAGACGTCGTTATGATGGTTCCCAAGAGCCTGTTCGAGGTCGAGATCGACAAGATGAAGGAAGCCAAGGGCGTCAAGAACGACGTGGACCTGACGGCTGACGACCTGAAAGAACTGGTCGGTGTATTCAAGAAGATCTACGAGGAGAACGAGGGCAAGCCGTTCCCCCAGGATCCCCGCGATCAGCTGATCGAGGCTGTCAAGGCTGTGTTCCGCAGCTGGGACAACCCCCGTGCTAACGTTTACCGCAAGATGAACGAGATCCCCTACGAGTGGGGCACCGCTGTCAACGTGCAGCAGATGGCATTCGGCAACTCCGGCGACCGTTCCGGCACCGGCGTTGCATTCACCCGTGACCCCGCCACCGGCGCAAAGAAGCTGATGGGCGAGTACCTGATCAATGCACAGGGCGAGGACGTTGTGGCAGGTGTCCGCACTCCTTCTCCCATCAGCCACCTGAAGGATCAGATGCCTGAGGTGTACGATCAGTTCGTTGAGATCGCAACCCGTCTGGAGAACTACTTCCGCGATATGCAGGATATGGAGTTCACCATCGAGGACGGCCATCTGTACATGCTGCAGACCCGTAACGGCAAGCGTACCGCTCAGGCTGCTCTGCAGATCGCATGTGATCTGGTGGACGAGGGCATGATCACCGAGCAGGAAGCTGTCCTGCGCGTGGAGCCCAAGCAGCTGGATACCCTGCTGCATCCCCAGTTCGACGCCGCTGCCCTGAAGGCCGCCGAGGTCGTCGGCAAGGGTCTGGCAGCTTCTCCCGGTTCTGCCTGCGGCCAGATCGTCTTTACTGCTGAAGAGGCAGAGGAGATGGTCAAGTCCGGCAAGATGAAGAAGGTCGTTCTGGTCCGTCTGGAGACTTCTCCCGAGGATATCGTGGGCATGCAGGTTTCTCAGGGCATCCTGACCGTCCGCGGCGGCATGACCAGCCACGCAGCTGTTGTTGCCCGTGGTATGGGCACCTGCTGTGTCTCCGGCTGCGGCAATGACAACGAGGTCAAGATCGACGAGGAAGCAAAGACCTTCGAAATCAATGGCCACAAGTTCGCCGAGGGCGACTGGATCTCCATCGATGGTTCCACCGGCAACATCTACGGCGAGCAGGTCGCTACCGTGGCCGCTACCGGCAATAAGAACTTCAACCGCTTCATGGGCTGGGCAGACGCTGCTCGTCAGCTGCTGGTCATGACCAACGCTGATAACCCGCGCGACGCACAGCAGGCAGTGGATCTGGGTGCTGAGGGCATCGGCCTGTGCCGTACCGAGCACATGTTCTTCGCAGAGGATCGCATCAAGGCTGTCCGTGAGATGATCTGCGCACGTACCGTGGAAGAGCGCGAAGCTGCTCTGGCCAAGGTCGAGCCGTTCCAGCAGGGTGACTTCGAGGCCATGTACCGCATCATGGGTGAGCGCCCGATGACCATTCGTTATCTGGATCCGCCTCTGCACGAGTTCCTGCCCACCAAGGACGAGGACATCAAGGAGCTGGCTGCCGATATGGGCATGACCTTTGATGACCTGAAGAACGTGGTTACTTCTCTGCACGAGTTCAACCCCATGATGGGCCACCGTGGCTGCCGTCTGGCTGTTACCTACCCTGAGATCGCAGCTATGCAGACCCGCGCTGTGATCAAGGCTGCTCTGAACGTCTCTGCTGAGACCGGCCATGTGATCACCCCGCACATCATGATCCCGCTGGTCGGCGAGGTCAAGGAGCTGAAGTTCGTCAAGGACGTTGTTGTCAAGGTTGCTGATGAGCTGATCGCTGCTGCTGGCGTTGACATGAAGTATCAGGTCGGTACCATGATCGAGTTTCCCCGGGGAGCCCTGACTGCCGGCGAGATCGCCAAGGAAGCCGAGTTCTTCAGCTTCGGCACCAACGACCTGACCCAGATGACCTTCGGCTTCAGCCGTGATGATGCCGCCAAGTTCCTGGGCGCATACTACGAGAACAAGATCTACGAGAGCGATCCGTTCCAGCATCTGGATCAGATCGGCGTTGGCAAGCTGGTCAAGATGGCTGCACACGACGGCCGCGAGACCCGTCCCGATCTGGGTCTGGGCATCTGCGGCGAGCACGGCGGCGACCCCACGAGCGTGGAGTTCTGCCACAATGTCGGTCTGGACTACGTCAGCTGCTCTCCCTTCCGTGTGCCTATCGCACGTCTGGCTGCTGCTCAGGCTGCCATCAAAAATCCCAGAAAGTAAGATTGTTGCATGAAGATGCACTAATCGCGCAAAACATGGGAAGATAAGCGTATGATAAAACTCCCCGGTGAAACTGAATGGTTTTGCCGGGGAGGTTTTGTTTATCGAAGAGCATATTGAGGAAAATGAAATGAAGTATAGCAATAATGAATTGAGAGAAAGATGGAAGGCAATAAAGAGGCAAGCATGGAATGATGATGAATTCAATGAGCAGGTTGAAAAGTTTGAAAAATACGCGGTTGAAGAAATTCAACGAGTGCAAGAAAATGCAAATATAAAATTGAGACTACTGGAAGAAAAATATAAACAAGATCGTGAAGAAATTATGAAGGGATTGTATGCAGATGAAAAAGAGATAAATGATAGTTTTATAGAGATTATTGATGAAATATATAATGAGATCCCTAAAGAAAGCAGAGTGAAAAATACAACATCAATGAGGCAGTTGCTTTTGAGAATATGGGCAGAGCAAGCAAATTGCTTTTATATCTCAAGTTGGAATGAGCGAGAAAATGGTTCGGAAATGCTTGATTGTGGCAGAGTTAAAGGAAAAAAGAAAAATGAAGTTGGGGGTAATGCAAAAGGAGGAATAAACAACTACACAACGTTTTATAAAAAGAAATTGGATAAGGCGTTCGACATCGTAATGGGAAAATTTTACGATGAGGATAAAGATTGTATGGTTGGAGCACATGAATTTCTGAGTAAAGACAACCGCATTAAGTTGACTGAAGAAAATGTGTCTTTTCTACAGGATATTTTCAGTTGTTACTATGGAAGCGAAAAAGAAGACGATGTAGTCACGTTGATAGAAAAAGGAAAGACATCAGAAATTGGATATGCGCAGAGAATGGCTTTGAGAATAGGCATGGAGGCATTATCGAATAATCCAAATATCAGAATTACTAATGAGATGGTTGAAATGAGATGGTTGGATTTGTTTGGATCAACCAAGGATGAGGCTAATTGGGCATATGATGAATTAAGAGAGAATTTGAAAATAATTTTTGAATTGCCATATAAGACAAAGGATGAATGCGTTGCATGTAGAAAAGCGAGTCAAGCAATAGAAAAGTGTGATCGGGAAATTCGAAGCATAATATCTGAATATTGTCTCGATCCGACGGTGGATTATAATAAAATAAATGAAGAGTTAGAGGAATTAAAGAAAAGGATTGTAGAGCGAAGAGCAGAGTTAAATAAATAAAAAAATTGGCGTAGGTGATTTGTAAGGAACCACCTACGCCAATTTTGTTGTTGAAAAGATGTTGAAAGCCTGAGAGTTTTCAGCATTTTGAATTTTGAATTGCAAAAAAACAACGTAAAACAGCAAAAAAATTAAAATGAAAAACTCGAGGAATCAAGTATCGTCGGGGATGGAATTATGATAGAATACAGCCAAGCCTAAGGAACATGTCCAAGGGCAAAATATTAAGCGGAGGTTTCTAACCATGAAAAAAGATGATGCTTATGATTCTGATTCCTGTGGTGAAGACTACGCAGGCCAACCACCAGATGATGACCAGTCGTTCATTGTGCCAAGGCGTGGTCTGGAACCTGACACGGGGCCAGATGATGACCCTATGACAGTGCAACGACGGGGCTCACCATCGGATACGGATTCATTTGTATCTGAGGAAGATATGGACGAGTACCCGGACGAGTACTCTGATGACGGGGATGAGCTGGATACGTTCATTCTGCCGTATCCAACCGGGTCAAAGCTCGGTAAGAAAAAACGTAAAAAGAAACATAAAAAGAAGTCCAAGAAGAAATCCGGTGCTTCATCTAAGGGCGTGGATATTTTGAAATTGGCTGCTTCTATGGAAGGAGATGATGAAGATGTGCAACTTACCGATGACGAACAGAAACCGCCGGCAAAGGGGAGGCTCAGACAACCAGGTCTTTGTCAGATGGAAGAAAATCTGCTTGAAAAAGCGGGCTTTATCTATAGAAAGACCGTGCTATATTACTATAACGGTCAATACTATGAACCGATTGATGCAGAGGGTGTAATAGCTCTTTACCGTCAATACATAAGTCCAGGGCTTGACGGGGTAAAGAACCTCCGAAACCACATGGACATTTATAAATGCCTGAAAGCAGATCCTCGTCTGAAGTATGAAGATTCGCTGAAAGACAAACCCTATTGTCCTTTGAAAAACGGGATCTTGTATCTCAATAAAATGAAGCTGAAGCATCATAGCCCAAAGCGCAGAACGTTTACAGTTCTGGATGTTTACTATGATGAAGATGCCGAGTGCCCGGTGTTCGACGAGCTCCTTGATACGATTACCGAGGGGCGCGAAGAACTGAAGGAGCGCTTTATGATGGCGCTTGGGTATCTTCTGATTGAACCATCAAACGGAAAATATTTCTTTGTTATGGGATATGCGCCAAACTCTGGCAAGAGTATCTTGGGCAATTTCATACAGAAATTATATCCGGAGAACTCGGTAAGCAACCTTTCACTTGGCGAACTGGGTGGAAAGTTTGAAACCGAGTCGCTGCTGTACTCCAGAATCAATATCTCCCTGGATCTTCCCCAGGAAGTACTGAATGCAAGTGCAGTGTCCAAACTGAAGCGGATCACCGGTGGAGACAGCATCGAAATCCAGCGCAAAAATCAGGGAGCCTTAAAGCTTGACCATAATATGAAATTCCTGTTTGCCACCAATTTCCCCCTGAGAATTGAATCAAATGACCCGGCATTTCTTGATCGAATTATCTTCCTTCCGTTCATGAACTCTGTTCCGAAGGAAGAAAGAGATCCGAATCTTGCTAAGAAACTTTGGAAGGAGCGCGATGCAATCGTGACGAAAGCACTTCAGTATGCCAGAAAACTGATGAAGCAAGGCTGGCAGTTTCCGCCGATTCCTGATGTGGACTGCATGAGAGGGATACAGCGGAAAAACTCGATGGACTATCTTAAAGAGTTCCTTGAAAACCACTGCGAAATGGGGGACTACAACTATTTTACTGCTACATCTGATTTGAGGAGAGCGTATGAGGCCTATTGCGATGAAAACGGCACATGTCCGTGCAGCGCTACAGCGTTCAACAAGTACATGGAGCAGGCTGGCGGTGTTCGTGACCGAAAGCGTCTCACCGCCTCGGAAAACCCAGTGTGGGGGTTCTATGGTATCCGCCTTCGTCCGTAACAGCTGACTTTTCGGTGATATGTTATATTACTGAATCCGAAGCACGATCACAATCACTACGGAGGTGTTACGATGATGGACGTTGACGAAAAGGCGATGGCTTACTGTCTGATTGAAGCTCTTTTTGCGGCAGGACTGCTGAACCTGCCTACCTATCAGAACTTCCTTCGGATGAAGCGTGAGCAGGAGGAAGAACCGCCTGCAAAGGCTTCGTAAACAACAGAGAAAGGCTCTGGTGGAGGATTCTGCCAGAGCCTTTCTTTTTATCCGAAAAAGCAAGAAAATGGAGGTAAAAACATGCGAGTAGCAGTATATGCTCGCGTCTCAACAGAGCATGAGGCGCAAATCAATGCGCTGGAAAATCAGTTGGAGTGGTATAAAATCGAATGTTCCCGGCATTCGGACTGGGAAATCGTGGAGGTCTACGTAGACCAAGGCATCACCGGAACACAAGCACAGAAGAGGCCAGAGTTTTTGCGTATGATGGAGGATGCAAGGAAAGATAAATTTGACCTTATCATTACCCGTGAGGTGAGCCGCTTTGCACGAAATACGGTGGATGCTTTGTCCTATACGCGCCAGATGAAGGCTATGGGCGTGGATGTGCTTTTTATCAATGACGGTATCAACACGGCTGCCGATGATGGCGAACTCCGACTGTCGCTCATGTCTTCCATGGCACAGGATGAAAGCCGCAAAATCTCAGAACGTGTGAAGGCGGGGCAGAAAATCAGTCGGGAAAGGCACATTCTGTATGGCAACGGAAACATCTTGGGATACCGCAGGGTGAATGGAACCTATGTGCCTGAACCGGAACAGGCTGAAACTGTAAGGTTGATTTTCCAGATGTATTCGAGTGGTGAAGTCGGCCTACAGAAAATAGTCGCAGAGTTATATCGTCTTGGACGGTTGGATGCGGGAGGTCATGTTTCGTGGGACGCTTCCAAGGTGAGTCGGGTCCTGCACAATGCAACATATAAGGGATGCATTTGCTATAATAAATCCCATAGTGACGGCTACTTGACGCAGAAGCGTATCAAAAATCTGGATGAAAGCAGATACATCTATGTGAAAGGGGATTTTGAGCCATTGGTTTCGGAAGAAATGTGGGAGAGATGCCAGCAGATTTTGGCATCGAGATCAGCACGAGTAATCGATGAAAACGGAAAAAAGCACAAGTACATGAGAAATACGCCTAAGTCGGTCTGGACGGCAAAATTGCGTTGCAGTTGCGGTGCAGGATTTATTCAGTTCAAGTGGCGTGTGAACCGGGATGGTGCTGTAATTCATGGATTTCAGTGCTACCGCCGTACACGCAGGCCGAGCATCAGCTACTTGCAGGAACATGGCCTTGATTTGAGCATCAGCTGCCAAATCAAGGCCATCAGTGAGTGGAAGCTGGATTTGATGGCGGCAAAGGTGTTTGAACATCTCACATTTGACAAAGGCAAGACCGTCAAAGAGGTATACCGGATTCTGAACCGCTGCATGGCAGAGGAAAAGACTGTGCGTATTTCCAGAAAGGCAATGCTGGAAAAGAGCATCGCTAAGCAGAGAGAACGGCTGGACAAGTATATTGACCTGTGTGCTGATGGCATCATCACCAAACAGGAACTTATGGAACGTCGTAAAGGCTTAGACAACCAGATCGCAGATCTGCAATCTCAGTATGAGAGCGTAGAACAGGAGGATGAACGCAGTGGAGCGCTGGACATGAATCTGATCTCGCAGAAGCTGGATGAATGGCAGCGGGCATCAAAGAACGATGTTGATCGGGAGCTTATCAACAGCTGTGTGGCGCAGATCACGCCTTTGACAAATGAAGAGTTTCGCTGGGCACTCGACTTTCAGATGTCAGAGGTACGGGCGAGAAACGCCGCAGCATATACGATGGATGGCTTTGTAGAGATGACACGCTTTTCGATTTCCTTTGAGGAGGCAAAGGCTTTTAAGGCATCCCGAAATCAGGGAATCCGCAAAAATGAATGGCAGGATCTCACGGTGGTTGTGGGAATCTGGTCGAAAACGCAGAAGTAGGAGGCTGTGTCGGCTGTGCCGGTTGTGTCAGAGATTTTCAAAACAAGTTTTATTATATCCTTATATCTCCACCCATAAAACACCTGAAAGACACGAAAACATAAGACCGATTCGCAAAAACACTGACACAGTGGACACACTTGGTACAAGTTAGGCGTATCTGAAGCAGATATAATGATATATTATACCCTTGGATAGAAAGACCAGTAAGCAACCACATCAGCTTACTGGTCTTTGATTTTTACAGAAAAACGGAGGAAAAATCAATGGCAGAAATCTTTGAAAAAGTATTGGTGGAGGTGATGAAAGCAGTCGGAAAAGGTGTTGCGAAAATCATTGTCTGGACGGCTCATCAAATCGAAAAGAAATAAGACAATCAAAAATTTTGGAGGTAAAGATTATGTCCGCAAATATTGAAACCATGTTCTCTGTCCGTGAGACCCCCTGGCATGGTCTTGGCCGTATCGTTATGGATGCCCCTGCAAGCCGTGAAGCCTTGGAACTGGCTGGTCTGGATTGGCAGGTAGAGAGCCGTAATATCTATTCCGGTACGGGTGACATGATTCCCGGCTATCGCGCCAATGTCCGTAGTACAGATGATGCCGTACTCGGTGTGGTATCTGACCGCTACCGCATTGTGCAGAACGAAGAAGCATTTCAGTTCACCGATGACCTGCTGGGTGAGGGAGTTACTTATGAAACTGCCGGTTCTTTGCAGGGCGGCAAGAAGGTCTGGATGCTGGCAAAACTGCCCGAAAAGTACATCATCGCCGGAGACAAAGTGACCCCATATCTTGTCTTCTTCAACAGTCACGATGGCAGTTCTGGTGTCAAGGTCGCTATGACCCCGGTTCGTGTGGTCTGCCAGAACACCCTGAATCTGGCTTTGGGTACTGCAAAGCGCATCTGGACTGCTCGCCATACCGAAAATGTTCTGCTCCGGGTGCAGGACGCTCGTGAAACCTTGCAGCTTGCCAACAGCTATATGGGGGAACTGGGCAAGAGCATCCATGAGCTGACCACCATCAAGCTGTCTGACCGCAAGGTGCAGGAGTTTATCAACGAGTTCTTCCCCATCACGGAAGACTTAACCGATGGCCAGCGAAAGAACAACCTGCGCTTGCAGGAAGATTTGAAGGCTCGCTATTATAATGCACCCGATCTGGAGTGGGTCGGAAAGAACGGCTGGCGGTTCGTGAACGCTGTTTCCGACTTTGCCACCCATGCAGACCCCATCCGTAAAACTCGCAACTACAACGAAAACCTGTTCCTGCGCACCGCAGAGGGCAATCCCATGATCGACAAGGCTTACAAGATGGTGCTGGCAGCAGCATAAAGGAGGACGTATGAACGATGTGAGCAACCGGGCTGTCCGGGAATTTTCTGAGTTCCTGAACATCATCGAAGCCGATTTTCCAAAGCCTACCTGCACCACGGCATACGAGATCACAATGAAAAGCATCATTGTCAGTGCCTTGATTACACTGGACACCGAAAAGCAGATGGACGAGCGTTTCTGGAACCATCTCCGGGTGCAGCGGAACATTCTGGATTTCCTGTATGCCCTGTGGCTGGACGATGACCGCACTTTGGTGGATGAGTTTTCCACGATTATCAAGGACTTGGTGGAATATGATTTCTCTATTGCGGAAGAACAGATGAAAGAGAGGTTGAACATTGCATGAAACGACTTGTATCTACACGGAACCTGTCCAAAGAAGATTGGCTCCGCTACCGCAAATGCGGCATTACCGGCACGGATGCCGGGGCTATCCTTGGTCTGAATCCCTACCGTTCTGCATTTCAGGTGTACCACGATAAAATCAGCGATGCCACTGAAAATATCGACAACGAGGCCATGCGGCAGGGTCGTGACTTGGAGGATTATGTGGCGCAGCGGTTTACCGAAGCAACCGGCCTGAAGGTGCGCCGTGCAAACGCTATCTATCAGAGCGAGGAACATCCTCTGCTTCTGGCAGATTTTGACCGCCTAATCGTTGGGCAAAAAGCTGGATTAGAGTGCAAAACGGTTTCGCCCTTCTCTGCGGACAAGTGGGCGGATGGTAAAATTCCAGCTCATTATCTGGCGCAGGTTGACCACTACTTAGCCGTCAGCGGTTTCGACTGCTGGTATGTGGCGGCTCTGATTTTCGGCAGAGAGCTGGTGATCCACAAGATCGTGACAGATAAGCAGGTGCTTTCTGATCTTATTGATAAGGAAGAACTGTTCTGGGCACGTCATGTCGTGCCGCAGATTCCCCCTGCACCCAACGGTTGCGATTGTGACACCCAGCAGATCAACCAGCTTTATGAGGTAGACAACCGGGATAAGACCGCTGATCTGAGTGCCTTGCATGGACTTCTGGATAAGCGGCAGGAGCTTTCTGACCAAATCGAGCAGATGGAACAGGAGAAAACGGCCATCGAGCAACAGGTCAAGCTGCAAATGCAGGATGCTGCCTATGGCACAGCACCGGGTTATAAGGTATCGTGGGTATCCTCCGAAAGCAAACGGGTGGATTCTCAGCGACTGCGGAAAGAGCAGCCGGACATCTTCAACCAGTACAGCAAGAATGTGAGCAGTCGCAGGTTCACCATCGTTCATGCGGCATAATTGTATGGCGGCAGGGAGCAGCTTCTCTGCCGCCTTTTTTCTTGGAGGTTTGATTATGGCTACGGAAAATCCATTCGTAAAATTATTTGCTATCGACTTCAAAGATCATCTGGAAGTCAAGAAGTCCGGCAATACGGAGCTGAAATATGTAAGCTGGGCGTATGCATGGGCAGAGGTGAAGAAGCTGTATCCTTCCGCCAGTTATGAAGTTAAAAAGTTCAACGGCCTGCCCTATGTCTATGACCCCATAACCGGCTTCATGGTGTATACCTCGGTCACGATTGAGGGCGTTTCGCACGAAATGTGGCTGCCTGTACTGGATGGCGCAAATAAAGCGATGAAAGCCACCCCTTACACCTACACCACTCCGAAATGGGAATACAATCCGCAGACTCGCCGCCGTGAAAAAGTCGGCATGGAAGAACGCACCGTAGAAGCAGCCTCCATGTTCGATGTGAATAAGGCTATCATGCGGTGCTTGGTGAAGAACCTTGCCATGTTTGGCTTAGGTCTGTATGTCTATGCCGGAGAGGATTTGCCGGAGGATGCTGCACCGCAGCCGGAGACGGAACTGCAAAGGCAGCCGAAACCGAAATCCACCAGCCAAAAGCAGGAACAGCCGCCGATGCCCTGCATCTGCGCCCGGTGCAACCAGCCTATCAAGAGGGTCAAGCTGAAGGATGGCTCCATCATGCAGGCGGCAGAGTTTGCCGCCACCCATGAGGGAATGTGCGCGGACTGCTATAAGGCAACCAGATTGAACGTAGCATAAGGCGAATGCTTGTAAATTTCACATCTGTATGCTACTATAATAACAAGAGAAAAGAAGGTGATGGCATGGCGCAAAAGGATACATCTGAAAAAATTCTGGAATCCTATAACGATGTCTTTTCGGACATTGTGAACGTGCTTCTGTTCAACGGCAAACAAGTTCTGTCTGCGGATGAACTGGAAGATCAGGCTCCACGCTCCTACTACAAGGCGGATGGCAGGATTCGTGAGATCGAGCGAGATGTTGCCAAACGCTGGAAGAACGGAAATATTCGTGTAGCCTGTATCGGTTTTGAAAACCAGACCGCTTCTGATCCTAACATGCCGCTCCGTGTCATGGGCTACGATGGCGCAGAGTACCGGGCCCAGTTGCTTAATGACAGCGAAAATCTCTATCCCGTTGTGACGCTGGTACTCTACTTCGGCCATGATAAACCGTGGAACGGCCCACTGTCCCTGAAGGAACGGCTGAACATTCCCAAGGAGTTTGAGCCGTATGTCAACGACTATAAGATCAACCTGTTCCAGATTGCCTATCTGACCCATGAGCAGGTAGAACTTTTCCAGAGCGATTTTAAGGTCGTGGCAGACTATTTCGTACAGAAACGGGAAAACGGCGACTACATCCCGAGTTCGCAGGATCTGACCCATGTGCAGGAAACGCTTCAACTGCTGAGTATTATGACGAATGATAATCGGTTTGAGGAAGCGTACAATACAAATACCGATGGCCAGAAAGGAGGCCCACGCAATATGTGTGATGTGCTTGATAAAGTGGAAAATCGTGGAAAGGCTGAAGGTGCAAATAGTGTAGCTCTGCTCATGAAGAAGCTCTTCGATCAAAACCGCATTGAGGATGCAAAACGGGCTTCTGAAGATAAGGAGTACCGCACTCGGCTGATGAAAGAGTTGGGCATCAGCTAAAAAATTCATATGTACAACTGGGGGAGCGTCTTCGGATGCTCTCCCTTTACTTTTGCAGGGCAGTCCGTGTGGATTGTCCTGCTTCTTTATATAAGGAGAAGACAGATTATGACCTTTAATGCAATGACCGAACACTACGAAGAAATCACGGTTTGCGGAAAGCCTGCGCTGTTCACCAGCATCCGCATCAAGAGAGATACTGTCCCGGATGGTCTGTACACCTACGATGTCCGGCATGATGATGAGTGCCGGGGCATCCCTTGTGAGATCGCACCCTTTGTGATGGTCAATCACTGGGGCACCATCATCCTTGCGGAACCGCTGGACCTGCCGGACGATGGGCGGCGATATATTGACGAGGAAACGGACTGGAACTATGACCCATTTGGAGGAGCAGAGAAAAATCAAAAGCCCTGTGTCACAGTGGAAGAATTTATAGAGACCCATTTGAAGCAGGAATAGCAGAAAACTTGTGCCGAAAAGGTATTAAAAATGCCGTTCGTCATTTTAGCGTTATCAATCTGCTAAGATAAATTGCCCAATCTCGCCGTAATTGATACTTTTCTGCACCTACGGCATTTTTGATACAGAAAGAAAAGAGTTATGAGTATTTATGGCTATTGCAGAATTTCCACTGCAAAACAGAGCATTGACCGTCAGATCCGCAACATCAAGGCCGAATATCCGACCGCCCATATCGTGCAGGAAGCCTACACCGGCACATCCGTCTTTCGCCCGGAGTGGTTGAAGCTCTACCGAGTTCTGAAAGCAGGAGATATGGTGGTGTTCGACTCGGTGTCCCGGATGTCCAGAAACGCAGAGGAAGGTTTTGCTCTGTACGAAGACCTTTACCACAAGGGCATCCGGTTGGTGTTCTTGAAAGAGCACCACATCGACACCGAGACCTACAAAAAAGCCCTGTCCGGCAGCATCGCCATGACAGGGACAAATGTGGACTTCATCTTGAAGGGCATCAACGAATATCTGATGGCGTTGGCCAAGGAGCAGATCAAACTGGCCTTTGAGCAGTCCGAAAAAGAAGTGTCTGATTTGCACCAGCGCACCCGTGAGGGCCTTTTGACTGCCCGGTTGAACGGCAAGCAGGTTGGTCGCAAGAAAGGCACTGGCTTTGAAACCCAAAAGTCCAAAGCGGCCAAGGAGAAGATCCGTGTCCATTGTAAGGCGTTCGGCGGAACATTGGATGACATGGAGTGCATGAAATTGACTGGACTTGCCCGGAATACCTATTATAAGTATAAGAGGCAGATTCGGGCTGATTTGACTGACGAGGGAAAACTTAAAAAGGAAGAGTTGTTATGCAAAACGAAAAATGTGTAAAAGATGAACCCCATAGCGAATTTACAAAGGAGGAACAACAGGAATTTTTGAAGTTGTTGAATCGCATAACCCCGGAACAGCGTGAAGCACTGAAAAAAGTTCTGAAGTCCTTTATCTAATGAAGAAGGATGCCAGGTGACGCAATGGTCGCCGGCATCCTTCTTTTTTGTAAGGGTTTGCTTTATTCAGGCAGAAATGCCTGAATTAAATCCAAAATAGCGATTCTTTGCGAGGGCGAAAGTCTATCCCAGATGGTCAAAAGGGATTTTTGCTCCTCTGTCAAATGGTAAACGGCAGTGTCTTCTTCAAAAAATTGCGAGAGCGTGATACCAAGGCCGTGACATATTTTTTCAATTGAGGTCACATTAGGCTGAAGGTTTCGTCTGCGCCACGTTGATAAGGTGGATTGCGTTAGACCGGAGTTCTCGGCAAGGGTGTATTCAGACCATCCACGAGCCAACCGCTCCCGGTCGATCCTTCCCAGAATGTCAAAGTTTGGTTTCTCGCGTTCCATGTCATAGACCTCCTTGGATAAATCGTAGTGTTACTTACGATTTTAAGGGTGGATAGCTTGACATGTAATTCTATAAATCGTATAATTTTAACAAGATAAATCCAACTGAAGAGGAAATCATTGGTTGCTTTGGAGAGGAGATGAACTTAAATTAAGAGCCTTTGTGGAGTTCGATAAGCATGTGAGATGAAAAAGAGGAGAATTATGCTAAATAAACTTAAGAAGATTTTACAATGGTTCGTTTCTGTGTGCTTTATACTGAGTGGTCTGATTTATGTTGGTGAGTATACTGTACCAGCGATTGTTCTTATGGTACTGGCGGGCGTGATCGTACTTCCGCCGGTTACGAAGAAAATCCCGGCATTCAAATTTAGAAAAGCGATTCTTATCATAACAAGTATGGTGCTTTTGAGTGCTGGCATGATTACGGGAGAGAATAACCTTTCTCCAGAAGTACAGGCAAAGAGAGCTGCTGCGGCGGAAGCGGCGGCGTCATCAAAAGCTGTAATGGAAGCCCAGAAAGCCGCAGAAAGTGCGTCTCATGCAGCTAAAGAGACTGAAGAAGCAGCTTCTAAGAAAGCACAGGAAGAAGCTGATGCGGCGAGCAAAGCGGCAGAAATGGCAGCTTCAAAAGCAGCAGTTGCTGCTGAGGCGGAGAGTACTGCTAATAAAAAACGTGAAGAAGCAAATGAAAAAATAAAAGAGTATAAAGAACTTATTGAAAGTACACTTAAGAGTTCTTCCAACTATGCTAATACAGATAGCAGTAATAAGAAGGCATTTAAGAAAATCGCAGCGGATAAGGACTCCATTGCAACTTTTACCATGGCGTGGAGGCAGTATCTGAAAACCCATATGAATAACGCTCGTGTAAATGGTAACCTTGATAAATCTCAGATGTATTTCTTTGAAAACATGATTAAGCTATATCAGAACTTTCTGCCTGATGAAATGAGCAATATCTCCAAAGAAAATGATCTTTATACTCAGTATAAGAAGGATGAAAAAGCGTATCGTACACAGTTCAACAATTTCTTCCGTGGATTCGTTGATCCTACCTATGAGATTCCGGAAGTATCTTGTGGCTGGATTACGATTCATAATAAGATGGGAACTGTTTATAGTTCTACTATAAATGAGTACGCAGCTAAGATTCAAAACTATGCGAACGGTACTAGTAATCATGAGAGCTGGTATGGTTCTATCTATGTTGATGCGAATGGTGGATACCGTGAATATGTAGTTGTAGAAACGGATGGTACATTGTCTTTCCCGGAGCAGGGGGATTATGATCTTATTTATTTGAATACTGGTAAAACAGCAGGTGTTCAGGATAGTAAAGGCTTTGAAAAGGATGTACCGCTATATTATCTGCTTGGTGATTACGATTCCGATTATGATAAGTACACTGATCTTGAGGGTGCCGCAGAAGCTATGAAGGAGTATCCCCATGAAGTTTATCTTATGACCATTGACACCGGCTATGCGGCATAATACTGGCAATGTCAAGAAAGACAGTTAAGAAGTTTTTAGAAATGAGAGAATTGAGTAGAGCTGCAATAAAGGAGGCGGCTGTATGTTTTGGTTGATTGTCCTAATTATTCTGATTCTAATTATTCACAGTATGATGAAGGCTACTACTGGTGTGGCAAAAGCGGTTGGTAAGGGGGTGGCTCATGATATGAGCCAAATCAATGCGGAACTTACTAACAAAACAACGATTACCAACTATTTGGATTATCTGGTTAATTGTAAAGGATGGAAAAAATCGGGCACATTGCTTGTTATCTATGAAGCACCTAATGGAAAAACAGGCTCGTATATTCAGTGGGAACAGCGCATAATGGCAAATCACAAAGCAACCGATGTGCTGAGCAATGCGGAGGTGGCAGCATTCTTTCAGATGTATGATGCGCCCATTAAGAAAGTCGGTACGTCTAAAACCATCAATACTAAAATTATCCCAAAGACAGAGAATGATTATACCAAGTACACGAATTGGGTGTATGAGCACGATAAAGATGATGGGTCGGACCCGTTCGGAGATGATGTAGACGAGCATATAATGTGAATTTGTGCTATTGATGAAATTTTTTGAGAGCTATAGGTCGAAAAGGAAAATCTACTATGAAAAAAATTGTAGCTACCTTTATGAGCATAGTAATGATGCTTGCTATTCTTGTTCCATCTGCGCTTGCTCAGACGGAATCCCAGTTTTATGATCAATGGTATGAAGATACCTCTTGGAAGCTGGCGAAGTGCTACTATAACTGGAATTCTACTGGTTGCCTTGGCTGTGCTGGAATCAACGAAGAGTTCATCACCGCATATGAATACTACAAATCTGTGTATCCTAACTCCAAGTATCTTGCACAGTACACCAATCTGTACAACTCTACTGTCGCAAATAAAGCCATGTATGATGCCATGGATGAATCTCAGAGACATATTGTTGCTAACGGTTACCAGGCTCCATGTAGCGGTTATTTTGGCCAGATGACAAGATGTAACGGTGACACGGCTTTTTATAACTTCTACTGTGATGATGGTAGTATTGTCGAAAATGTCCAAGTTTCCATCTCGAACTTCGGAAAAGTGGATAATGTCCGTTATGACAATATCGGTTTTATCTTCTGGTCTATTGAGGCACTTAACCGAGATGGCCAATGGGAAATTGTTGGCTATGCCACAACTGCTGTTGTCGGTGGTGATGTTGTGAAATATATCGAAACAGTAGGATTTGCTACGGTACGGTATAATGACGAAAATCCTTGGGCTATCCTTGAAACCTTTGATGCTGTTTAAAGCATAAAATAAGGCTGTGCGAATCAAAAATTCACACAGCCTTATTTTTTTTT